TAAGCCTTTAGTGCCTTGTGCACCGACTTCTCCTTTAGAACCTTGATCCCCTTGCAATCCAGTTAAGCCTTTAGTGCCTTGTGCACCGGTTTCACCTTTAGTACCTTGATTACCTTGTAAGCCTTGTAAGCCTTGGATACCCTTAGCGCCGGTTTCACCTTGGTCGCCTTGGGGGCCTTGTAATCCGGTTAGACCCTTAGTACCAGTAGTACCTTTAGAACCTTGGTCACCAGTAATACCTTTAGCGCCTTGTGAGCCTTGCTGGCCTTTAGTACCTTGATCACCAACAGTACCTTTGATACCTTGCTGACCTTGTGCACCTTGTTGACCTTTAGCGCCCTGATCACCGGCTTCTCCTTGTAATCCGGCTTGTCCTTGGAGACCTTGTACACCCTTCGCGCCTACTTCACCTTGTGCGCCTTGGGGTCCTTCTAGACCTTTAGTACCCTTATCTCCAAGTTCTCCTTTTTGACCTTGATCGCCTGTTTGTCCTTTAGTTCCTTGGTTTCCTTTTTCACCAACAGAACCTTTATCTCCAGCGTCACCAACTTGTCCTTTAAGCCCTTGTTCACCTTTAAGCCCAGTGTCACCTTTAACACCGTCTTGACCTTTGTTACCAATAGTACCCTTGTCGCCAATAGTTCCTTTATCTCCTGTTTCTCCTTTAGCGCCAGTAAACTCAATAGAGAGTCCACCAAGAACATTGGAGAAGCTTGATTTACGACTGTTTTGTGATAGAGTACGCAAACGGAAATATACTTGGTCTGTAGGGTTTCCAGGAACAAAAGTAAAAGTTTCATTTTGAGTAAAAGAAACAGTTTCCCAAGTGGTTTCAGTAGTACCACCTAACTGGACTTGTAGTTCATAGCTTTCAAACAAAGAAGCGTCTACTTCTTCCCATCTTAGAAAGATGTGTCCGTCTTGCTCATTAATGTGATACCCGTAAACAGTTTCGTCAGTTAAATCAGCAGTTGCAATAACCGCGTCTGTTAACACAGGAGTAGGGTTAACGAAGTTAGTAACTGCGGGGTATGAGCTAAGTTCTGTATCTGCAACGTTCCAAGCTAAATCTCCAGAATGAACTTTAACTGCTTCAATCTTTACAGTCATGTTTTCAGTAAGACTAACTGAACGAACAATAGCAATATCATCCGAATTGTTTAAATCGTTTACCACACTGTTAAAATTAATGTGATCGCCGGGTTCTAATGAGTACCCTTCTGAAAATAATTCAAACTCGTAGATAGTAGCTCTTCTAGATTCTCGAACTGTTTGTTCTGCCCTAGCAGTAGCGTGGTAAGGGTCAGAAATCCCTTCCGCAGATAAGCTTGTGTTTAATATTACACTTTGATCTTCTTGTAAATAAGTATTATGAATAGAAGAACCAGTAGGGGGCCACGTTACAGAGGCCGACCCGAAGTTATCTTGTTCATTAGAATACCTAACTGTACATTGATTTAAACGACTTTGAGCGCTTGGGTAAGTTATTTTAACTTCTGTAGAACGTAAAATGTCATCTGTAACAGTAAGAGCTACAGAATTAGAAAGCTCTGTCTGGTCAGCCGCATAGCTTAGGTTAAGCTTGTATTGGCCCTCAGAGTAAACCAAATCTGCATTACCCATTGTAAACAAAATGTCATCAATGTTTTCTCTAACAGGGGCAGAAGGGTCAAGAGTAATGTTACACTCATAACGGGGAAGTCCTAAAGTATTAGTTGTTTCACTTACCCAAAAAGCACTTACTGAGCCAACAGGCAAGTCTGTGCTAGAGCTCATGTCTGGCCCAGGTCCGTTAGTACTAATGTCTTCGTCGTTTACTCTGTACTCGCCAGTAGCGCTATCATAATAAACATCATTTCCTTGGAAAGAATAATAAGTTCCCGTTTCGCCTTCAATTGAGTAGTTAATGCTACCTGCACTACTCCCTATTGGCCCACCTGTGTTTATATAGCTAGTGCCTGAAGTGTGATTAGCAGAATAACCATATCTACTACTTTCCCATACTTTACCTTGGCGTTTAACAGGCCCCATCCCTAAAGCAGTGTTTACCCCTTCTCCGCATATTTGAGCGGCGTTATAAAAAGATTCAAGGTTTAAGTCATTAGGCGACAATCCTGCCCCGTAAGAAGCAGTCATGTAATCTAAGAGAATCCAAGCAGGGTTCGTTGTATACAGTTTAGTGCCGCTATTCCTGTCATAAGAATAAACACCGTTGCTTTCTGTTACAGTAGGAACCTTTTTACCTTCTACATAAAATCTAAGTTCAGGAACATCGTAATATTGAGGATCGTCTCTGTTTAAATAAAAAGCCCCCGAGGCATAAGCACAATCTGTAAATACAGAAGAAGAGGGCAAACCGTTAGAAGTAGCAACGCCCATTGTAGCGCCACCCTCTACATCAGTTACTAGATAGTGTCCACCTTTGTTATCTTTAGAAAATTCTGCATCTAAGTAATCAAGGTCGTTTACTTCTATAAACTTTACTGCATTAATGCCACCTTGGCAAATTGCATATTGTGCAACTAAAAATTCATTTCTTGACTTTTTAGGATTTTTACTATTGCTTAATCCGTTAACCCAAGAAACTTGATCTGTACCTGCACCTACGTGAGTGTAATCATGTCTTACTGTTAGGTTTGCTAATGTAGAACCTACAACAGAGCGTCCGTAAACAATAGGTAAAGAACGAGCATCTCCCGCAACGCTTAATTCAAAGCCTTTTCTTTTCTCAGCTTCTCTAGCCGCTCTTTTCTTTGCTTTTCTTGCTTGGGTATAAGAGAAGGTAATTGACACAATTGCAACAATTGCTGTAAAAAGAGCCATTATTTCTTACCCCATTTTAATGTAATTTCATCTGCACTGTTATAAATTCTATCAAAAGCAGAATCAGATGAATTAATTTGCCTTTGAGTATTTTTTTCTGTACGCCTATCAGTAGTTCTATCTAGTGCTCCAAAAGGAGAAGAACATTCTATAATAGCGTGTTTTGTATATTCGCTTGATTCTGTTTCAATAAAAGTCGCATCGATGCGCCCTTTATAGAGAATATCAAAATCTGTAAGATTACCTTCAATTCCTAATCTTACTGTAACAGGTGTCCCTAAGACCCCGCTTTCAAAATAATTTTTATAAGTGTTGCCATGGTCTACTAGTTTAATACGGTATACTTCCCTATCTAACACGGATGTTAACTGAGGAGGGGAAAACTCTGTTAACCCCCCGTCAGATAAATAAACATTACTATCTACAGTAATATCATAAGCAAGATTGGTAAGCCTAACCGTACCCGTAGTAAACTCCATGTCAAGTATTAAGTAAGGGCGAAGAACGTCTTGTCCTAACGCGCTTGTAATAGATGCAGGAGTATTTTTCATTTTACAATGCCTCGATTAAGTTTATATTTCCAGCTTCAGACAATATACCGTCTGTATATACAATGCCGCTAACGTTTGATACCTCACGGTATGCTGTAAATGTTATTTGGTCAGTAACGTCACGGTACAATAATTGAGTTCCGCTTGGTACAGTTTGTCTTAGAGAAGGGAATATGCTTAGTATTCCGCTTCCGGTTGTAAATGTAGATGTTACTAAGTAGATTTTATCATGGTTGTTAAATTTAATAAATCTACCTTTTTTAATTGTTCCATTTGCGAATGAAAGAGATACATTAGTGCTACCTGCCGCGTGTGTTCCGTTAACACTAACCTGAGAACTGCTTGTTCCAGAGGAAATAGTTTCTCCCCTTACATTAAGCTGTGGCATTTCCATAGTCACTGTAGAGTGAAAACTAGAAACCATATCAGCAAAAGTATCTGCTGGGTCTTCCATTACTACTCCAAATTCGAGTTCCCATCTTTGAGACCCCTGCGTAACGCGACGTTGTTTTAAAGAAACAGTATCCGCCACGAACGCAGGTTCGTTAGATGTAATTCGAAATGGAGCGACAATATCTTGCCCTTTAAATTGATATGTCGCCATTTCTTTTACCTTCCTTGTTCACTATTATATTGATTAACACCTGTTGCTATCGTAGGCAACATCCCAAATATTTCTTTCTTAGTTTGTCGAGAGATATCTCCCGTAACATTAATAGAAATGTTTTGCTGGGATCCACCTGATCTTTTAGCATTATTTGAAGCAACCGCCTTACTTACAACGCTAGTGCCGTTTAAAACATCTGAAGCTACAACCCCACCATCAGCATAGGCTGGTAAGGTGAAATCGCCGTTGTTAATCGCTTCAATTATGGGTCTATACTTCCTAGTAGAAGCCGCATTAATGACGTACTCGCCATTAGACAACCGCGCTAAAATGCTGTCTGAGGTTCCAGTACCGGGACCACTAATAGCACCGCCGGTAGAAAACCCCGGGATTGCCGCCGTCGCCGCCGCCGCGAGCATAGCCGACGCCAAAGCAGCAGCCGCACCCGTTGCCACATTCATTGCAAGACTAAGCGAAGTTGCGGTTACTGCCGCAGTAGCTGAACTAGTAGTTTGAGTAGTAGTAGCTGTTGCCAATCCTAAAAATTGCAAAATATTAGTAGCAGTTTGACTAACCCAGCCCCCTAAGCCCGCAACTCCTTCTTTAAGCTTGTCTGTAAACATAGTTAAGCCAATAGTGGCTTTACCTTGTTCTCCGCCTTCCGAATCGCCCGTAGCCCCTAAAGGGTCGCCAAAGTCAGTAGCTTCTGTGTCAAGAAACTCTTGGTCTTCAGCACTACCAAGGAAATCTGGTAACCCGGGTAAACCCGCATCGCTAACTCCCTGAACTGCTTTTGCAATTCTTACTGAAAGAGGATTATTCTCTGTACCATCTGGCTTGTCATCTGAGGAGCCAAACAAGCCTCCAAAGAAATCACCAATGCCAGATAAAGCACCGTCGCCGAATAAACCATCAATAACAGGAGTAAGTGCATTTGATGCAAAGCTAGCTAGTTTAGAAAACATATTTTCGCCTTCAGTTTCTGCATTTCCAAACATGCTACCAAAGAAGTCTTCTAAACCACTGTTGTCTTTACTAAACAATAAATCAGCAAGCTGACTAGCTACATTGTCAATAGAAGTAGTAGCTATTCGTCCTAGTATGGTATCAAAAAGATCACCTACATCGTTAGTGCCCTTGAGAATACCTGATACAGTAGATTCAAAGTCAGCACGTAGACCTTTAGCAAAATCTTTGCCTCTTTCAATTGCAGAGTTTAGTCTTCCCTGTTGGCCTTCAACTTCGCGCAAACGCTTAACTGCTTCAGTATATTCTTCATTAGTTTCATAAACCCCATTTCGGATGTTTTCGTTAATATCAAATATTTCGTTGTTAAGATTTTGTTGTTGCAATATTTGCTCATTACTTAACGCAGTAATATTTGGTATTTCACCTAATGAATCTGCAAGGGTTCTAGTTTCACGAGCAGTTCTACGCAAAGTAGCTTCTGCCGCCAGTAACGTAGCGTAATACGCTTTCGCTGACTCTAATGTTAAGTCTTCATTATTTTGAAGCTCATAGGACGCCTCTAGTCTGTCCATTACTGCTTGTCGAACAGTTTCTAGGCTAGAATCATCTAAGTTACCAACTTGTAAGGTATTAAGCCCTGATTGAGCTAGCGTATCTCCTAGCGTAAGTACAGTGTTTTGAATGCGTTCAATAACGTCTTCTTGCTCTTCAATTTCACGGGTAATGTCTTGCTGTAATCCAAGATTATCACGGTCAACTGTGTTTCTACGGGCTTGCAAACCTTCAATAATACGTTGAGAGTCTGCAATTCGCTTTTGATTATCAAGAGACAATCTGTCTTGTTGAAGTGAAGTAACACCTGCATTGTTTAAGAGAGCTTGAAAAGGAATTAATTTATCACGGTAGCCTTGGGCTATCTCGTTTATATTTAAAACTCTTTCTTCTATTAATGCATTTAAGTAAGCTTCTCGCTGTGGATCTGTTCCGCTTAAAGCAGTTACTTCAGAACTTAAAGCTTCAATACTAACTAGTTCGTTGCGAAGAGTTGATAAATCAGGGGCTTTAATAGAATCGAATAATTGTCTATCAAATGCATCTGCTCCAGCTTTACTTAAGTTTTTAGAAAATGTATCAAAAGACAAATCAGTAGAGCCTAAGATAGTGTTAAGCGAAGAAATAATCTCTGCTTTATCTAACTCAAGTTTTGCCCTTTCGTCAGTATCAAGTCCGCGTGTTTCTAACCGATTAGTAACTCCAGTCAGTTGCTGAGTTAACCCATCTAATGATGCGAGGTTAGCATCGTCTAGCTTAAGGATGTTTTGAACACCAAAGCTATTTCCAGTAGATCGATTAACACTGTCTAGGGCATCAAGCCTTAAGTTTGCTCCTTCAATTCCTTGAAGTCTTGCAATTTCTTGGCCAATAGCCGCCGCTAACTCTTTTTCGTTTATAGCAAGATCATTGTTTTGGCTAGTACTGAATAGACCTGTAATGCCTAGTTGTAGGCTTTTACGCTCGGCTACTAACTCATTTAATACGGAATTAAATTCATCTTGCGTTCCACCGTTAAGCTTTGCTAGATCATTTAGCTCCCTAAACAAACCAATAGCGTTGTCTGAAAGGTCTGCTTCAAAATCAGCACCTTCTTGAACAGAAAGATTACCAATTACACCACCGATAGATGAAGTAAGGTCACCAATGAAACTAAACAAGCCTCTATCGGTTTCTCTCTCTGACGCCGCACCGATATTGTCCTGCGCTTGTTGCCTTTGTTGTTCAACGTTTTGTTTTAACAAGCCAACAGCTTGCTTCTCTAAAGAAGAAATTTGCTTTAGCAAATCTTTAGATTGGACGCTTGTTTTACCAAACCTAGAGTTTGTTTTGTTAAGGTCCGTTTGAAGTTTCTTAGTTTCTCTAGCAACGCGTCTAAGCTCAGTAAGCTGAGATGCTGTAACAGCGCTGTTTTTGATTAACTCATTTACTGAATTTCCAAACAAATCGTTTTCACCGCTTTGACTAGAAGATCCAAATGCCCTACTACCTCTTAAGGCTTGCGGGTTAAAATCGTTAAGATCTCCAAACATTTCAGACAACAAGCCTCTACGAGACTCTGCCATTGCTTGAACCCCGTTAAACATGTCGTTTAATTGTGAGCCTGCTTGGTCTCTAAGGGTGAAAAATTCACCGTTAGCTCCAAAAAGGTAGTTAGCAAGAATACTTCCACCAACCACGACTGCCGCAGTACCTATCGCTATTGCCGCTGTTAATGGGTTAGCCATGACAAATGACGCAATAGCTGTTGCGGCTGTTGCTAACATAGAAGAAAATCCGCTTAATAGTTGAGGGCCAAATAGTGTCAATCCTAAAAGACCTACATCTGCATATTTCAGCAAACCGCTATACCAAGGAGCATCTATGGTAGCGCTTTCAATACCATCACTGATATCAGAAGCGAATGCGCCGGTTGATGCGCCAAATAACGCCGCGCCTATCAAGACCTTGCCTAACAAGCCGCCTCTTCCTGCACGCCTTTGGGCTCTTGCACTTGAAGCTCCTGCCGCTGTTTCTGCTGTTTTAAGACCAACGTTAAACTTAGCTAATACGCTAGCAAAACCGCCTTTTCCGCCAAATAAAGAAGCGTCAAATAAACCACCGGTAGCAAATATTCCTACAACTTGGCTTTTTACTTTAGCAAATAAAGTAGGTACAGTAGCTGTAAACAATGTTCTAATTGGGCCTAGGAAAGTTGCAGTTAACACAGAACCACTAAACGCAGTAGATAATGCGCTTCTTACAAACAAAGCGTACTTTGCAATTGGCCCTTCTGCACCACCAAGGGCGCTAGAGATACCTGCAAGGAATCCGCCTTTTCCATCTTTGCCAAAAAATATATTAGAGAATACACCGGCACCTTTTCCTACGTTAACTTGCTTTAATGCAAAAGCTAATGTTATTTTATCTAACAGAGCATAGGTGCTTGTAACTAGTGCTAATATACCTTTAGGTCCTAGCTTTCCGAATATAGTAGCGAAAAGTATGTAACCGCCTACAATACTTCCCACACCAAAAGTAAGGTTATCAATAATGCTAAATAACTTAAATAAGGCATCTCCTACAATAGGGATTGATTTTGTAAATCCTTCTACAAAGGCTTCGCCTACAGTAAGTAAAATAGGTATGGCATTTAAAGCTACAGCTTGTAAAGCTTTAGAAAGAAGTTCACCTGCATTATTAGCAAGGGTGCTAAACACGCTTAACATGTCTGTCCCTACAATGCTTAACGCCGCATTAATGCTTCCTACAATACTATCAGAAAGAAGACCCGCAATAATTGCAATCGGGCCTACAATACCAAAGCGAATAGCAGAGAGTGCAATAGCAATACCGCCTGCAATAGCGTCTCCGAAAATGCCCTCTATAACTGCTGCAATAGGTTTAATGACCGAAATAGCTAGTCTTCCTAAGTTTTCTAGCGCGTCAAAAGCGCCTAACTCAATTAATCCGCCTGCAATACCTGCTGTAATATTAGGTATCGTTTCTAGTAGTTTAAAATCTTGTAGATTTTGCCTAATAGCCGCAGATAACCGGTTTGACCCGTTTTCAATTTTGTCGATAGATAATCCAAACGCATCAAATACCGCAAGGCCAATACTAACGATAGAAACTAAACCCGCCATTAGGGGGTTTATTCTAAGCAGTCCTGCAACTGCTAGGTTTAGTGTAGCAAAATTTAAAATAGCTCCAAAAAAGTCTGAAATATCTTTAGAGGAATTTTTTAAGACCCTAAATGACCCTTGAACTAAATTTGAAAAACGCGCTACAAGATCGCTAGCATCAAACAATTTTTTAGTGTATTGAACGATTCCGTCAATTGTATCAGGCCAAATAGAGTTACCAACAAGCTCTATGTATAAATCATAAAACTCTTTTTCTGCTCCATATCGAAAGTTTTTAATAGTGTCAATTACTTTTCTTACGCCGTTTACAGTGTAATTGTAAATGTCAATAAAAGTCTGCTTTATAAAACTAGCACCTTTTTGCATACCGGATGTCATGTCAACAAAGGCTTCTTTAATTTCATCAAATTTCTGAATAACCTGTCTTTCGTTAATATCTAGACCAGTTATTGCTTGAATAAGAGGAGCAAGTAGTATGCCAGGGTTAACAACTCCCTGAGCGGGGTTATTTGTGATATTTTCAAAAGCTTCCCTAAATGAGGATTGTAGTATATCTTTAGACTGTCTTGCAAAAGACTTCATTCTGTCAAAAGCTTGAGAAAAAGCAGTTTGAACAACGTCAGGAAAATCTTTTAAGTCGCCTGCTACACCAACTAAGCTCGATCTAATATCATTAACAACATCTTTTATTTCACTTGAATTTTTAATTTGTTGTATTACAGAACCAATTAGGAAACCTGAGTTTCTAAGTCTCTTGAACGATTCAAGGATCATTCCGCTAAAAGCCGCAAAGCCATCTGTTACGTCTTGAAGCGCTTCTGGTATTTCTTTGATTTCAACTCTAATTCGTAATAGTGCATTACGAAATTGTTTTAATCCAGAAATAACAGGCAAAGCCCCATTTGCCAAAAAGGTTACTGCTCTTGTTTCTAGAATTTGTAAGCCTTCTGAAAGACTTGCAGTTAAAATGGTAAAGTCGCCTAGCAACCTAGAAGAGTCTTGCGCGAAGCTACGAGCAAACCTAGAGAAAATAGAACGCTTAGTTTTAGCTGTTAATTCATCAATAGCTAAAGAAGCTTTAAGTAGTGCCATTTCAACGTTAGAAAATGCTCTAAAGAACCCTCCTGCGCCTCTAATGAAAGCTACAAAGAGTTCTGCTCTTAATCTTTCAATTCGAATTAAGAGACTAGTAGGAATTAGCCTGTCAAATACGGCCGCAATTAAGTTTCCAATAGATACAACTACTCTTCCTGTATTTTGGAAAATACGACCTAGCAAATCAGTGTAAAAGTTACCTTCTGTAAGACCCTCAATTAAACTTTCTAAACTCGGAGCAAAAGAGTTTAGTGATGCACCGATGTCTAAGAAGGCTTGAGTAATAAATCCGCTAAATCCAGTAATCTTGTCAAACTCATTTACAACACGACCAATACCAGTACCTAATACGGTAAGTGATTGTTCTAAGGTAGGGGCAACCTTTTTAAATTCCTGATCAATTGCATCCCCTTGATCCTTTAATGCAGTAATAACAGCTTCTGCTGAAAGCTTACCTTCGTTAGCAAAAGCTCGTAACTCACCAATAGTAATCCCTAAACCACGAGCGATAGCTTGTGCTACAGCTGGGGTTTGTTCCATTACTGAGTTTAATTCTTGCCCTCTAAGTGCGCCAGCGGCTAAGCCCTGGCCCAGCTGAACAATTGCCGCATTGGCAGATACAGCAGAGGACCCTGAAATAGTAATCGCCTTAGCGATATTTTCTGTTACTTGTATAACAGTCTCTTGTTCTACGCCCATTTCTTTTGTAGCGCGACCAATTCGAGAATATAAGTCTGCAAGAGATTCTTGATTTGAACGAGTACGAATTGCAATTTGGTTTAATCGTTTAAATGCAACTGCCTGTTTTTCTATGCCATCGGTGGCAAGCGCGATTCGAGCCTCAAGTCTTCGATATGAATCCGTAATATTAGTTATAGCTCTAGTGCTTCCAATGACAGCAAACGTAGCAATTGACACTTTAACAAGGTTATCGAATTGTTTAGTAACTCGATCTGTAGTACGAGAAATATTATCGACAGACTTGTTAAGACGGGCTAAATCCGCTTGTGCCTGACGACTATTACTCTTGACTTCAATTTCTACAGCCATGTTAGTCTCCTAGTTAAATTAATAAAAAACCCCTCAAGGGTTATATAAAGTAAGTAAATATATAACCATCAAGGGGCTTCAACTATGTTGCGCGAATACTGTTTCCTTTTACTTGGAAGTATTTGCTAATTGTTTTTTCAATAAACCTAGGAGGAGCTTGTTGTGAGCTTCCTTGGTTCAAATCTTTTATGTAGGGTGTTCCGTTTGTTATGTATAGTGTTTCTACCTTAGAGGTATCAACTGGTCCGAGAAGCGCTCTATTTTCAGAAACGCCCGTAACTTTATCCCTGAAATCACCCCTAAAATGAGAAGTGAACCAAGAGGATCTAGCCCTTCCTGTATCTATAGGAGTGACTTGTTGAAGATCAGAACTTGCTTGGAAAGCGCTAATACGTTGCGCCTGATTGATTAAAGTTATAACTTCTTTTTCTGCTTTTGCGAACTCAAGATTTACGTTTTTAAGTTTAATCGATACTGGCATTTTAGTTTCCTTTATTAGCGCCTTCAAGTAAAGCTCCAAATACAGAACGACGTAACGATTTCTTCATCGCTTCTTCATCTTCTGCTTGTTCTTCCCAGCGTTTCATTTGGTTTAATGTAGGGAAAATGTTCTTTGATTCTTCCTTAACGCCCTGACACTGTAGCATCATTGCGGTTCGGTTATCTTCTCGCCAACCTATCGGTCTAGCCTGTAAGTATTGTGCCCACATAAGTAATTCACTATGGGGCATTTCATTTTCAATTTGGTATACAGGAATTCCTAAGTGGAAGGCAAGATCATAAATCCAAAGATCACTTTCGCCTATGCGTTTCCCGCAGGTGCTGTACCTACAATCGCTTCTGAAAGGTTAGTAAGTTCAGTTACGGGGAAGCCGTCAAAGTCTTCATCAGACATGTCTTCTGCGCCAACAACAGCTAAACGCAAAACGAAACGGAGGATTTCTAGTTGGTCGAGATCACCAGCCTTACCGGCCTTCTTTTGGACTTCTTTAGTCTTAGCTTCGATCTGACGAATATCGCCAACTGTTAAAACTTTAATGTCTACTTTATCGTCCATAAATGGGACTTCACGAGTTAATAATTTACCTACGAATTGCTTCATTTTAGTATTCCTTATTTAGAGTCAAATAGATGACGATTATTATCTTGAAAATCATCAAGAAGTTTATGTATTTTGCTTAATACGTCTAGAGTCTCAAAAATTTCTTGACGTTTTTCAACATGCTCAGGGTTTTGCTCGTCAGAGAAGTCCTTGTAGCGGTCAAATGTTTTACGTGATGAGAAGTCAATGTCTTTCTTCATGTTACGTAGAGTAGTTTGAAGGACAAAAGACTTATCAAATGGTGGTTTATTGTCCATTATAATATCCTTAAGTATAAAATATAAGGGGCCACGAATGACCCCCTAAGAGTGCTTCAATTACGCAGGAAGGGCGTAAGCAGAACCAGTCAGGCTGAATGGACCAGAGAAGTCACCTTCAATAGTCAAAGCCATAGTTGCCTGAAGAGAGTCGCTCAAAGAAGGAGCAATCTCAAAAGAAGCAACAGTTCCGAAGAAGTAGAAGTCAGCAAACTTGTCGCTGTCATCAGCAAGCATAACGCCAGAAGCGTCAGTAGTGATGTCTGCATCAGCAATACGAACGCGGAAGCAAAGACGAGTAGCGGCCTTGCGAAGAGCGTCAATAGAAGCGTGATCAGCAGGAACGTAGTTCAGAGTGAACTCCAGAGTAGGAGCGTCAGACTGGCCAGAAACCTGTGAAGAAGTAGCTTGTCCGTAAACAGGAACGTTTACAACGTTTGCAGGAGTACCCAGTGAAGGGAACTCACGGATGTTGCCAACGTGAACAACTGCAGCCTCAACAGCCTCGTCAGCTCCGCCAGCGATAGCAGTAGAGCTGTTAGACGCGAAAAGCGCGTGAAGGTCTGCCGCCGCTGAGTTAGCGTTAGCCGCAGTGTTAGGTACGTAGTCAAGAGTAGTGAACTTAGCCGCACCGATGTTTGAAATGTGTGCCATGGTATTTAACCTCAGTAATTAGTTGTAGTTAATAAAATCGACAGCGAAATCACCTCTGAACAATTCAGGGTTATCTCGGTCTAGACCTAGTACGTTTAGCGAACTCTCACGAGTTTGAGTACCGTTTGTAAAGGTCTTATTTTGTAAAATGTTGTCGAGTAGATCTGCTATTTCCATCAGACGCTTAACGCCTTGGTTAGCTTGGACATATGTTTGAATGTAAACGATGCCTTCTACTCCGAATCTGCCATAGTCGCTATTGCTACTTAGGGGTAGCACCTCAATTTTAACAAATTCAGATAGATTAGCAGGAACACGAAAGTTAGAGGGGAATGCAGATATGTTTGTGTTAGTCCATCCAGAAGTTCCGAATTGACCCTCAATGTCACTAATGACATTTGCATATTTAGACATGCTATACCTCCGTAACTAGTAGTGTTACAAGTCCGGGTTCTACTTTGTAAGAAATAATAGAATGATCGACGGTTTGTATTGATACTTTGTCAAATCGTTTTGGTTCTGCCAAGTCTTTCTCTTTAATTAAAACTTCTTTTCTAGGAACAGAAATGTCTATATCTGTGGTGTCTTGTTCTGCATACATCACAATTGCAGTAACAGACTTTTCTTCTGTAGTAGAAGAAACACTTCCTGTACCAAAGTTATAGGTTTGTTCAGAAGTAATTTTAAGAGTGACCGTTTCGGCAAGATCTCCAACTTTAGCAAACGCAGTATCAACTGCTTTAGTAATCTTTGATCTTAATGCCATGATTACCAGCCTCGCCAATATCTAGTTCCACCACCTTTCAACATAGGCTCAACAATTTTACGGATGTGACGTGGAAATACAGATGCATCTTGTACTTCGGTCAAAGAAATAGAACCTACTTTGATATCTGTAACAGAACCAGTTCGGTCTAGAAGTCCTTCATTGTTGATCAAGTGATACGACAACTCGTAAGTTGCGCGTCGAAGCAAACGCATATCTCTTTTCAGAGTATTGTCTGCTTCATCGGTAGTTGGAAATGTGTAAGTAGAATACGAAACGCGCATCCCACGACTCTGATCCCGGAAAGAACCAGAGCGTGGAAAGGCTAAATCTTGATCTATATCTACAACTCCCCCTTCAAACGGAAGTTCGTCAAGAAGGGTGGTTGCAGTTATTAAACAAGTTTCTTTCAGACAATCGTCTGCATTTTTCCAAGCCGCGACGTCAGCGCGATCTTCGAGATAACTGTCGGCTTCATTCAAAGTCACAAAAGAGTTTACACCTTTAATTAGTGCCATAGTCAGTTACCTCTTAGATAATTAAGCGTGGAAGATAGGCAAGATGCCGAGGTTAAGGATGTCAGCTTTACGCTCCCATGCAGGAGTAGCCGCAGAACCAGTGAGAGACGCGTTAGTAGCGAATGCAGTCTGAGTTCCAGCGAAGCTGTAGCCGCGTGGGTGCATAACGTATCCCCAACGGTACCAAGCAGTAGTACGACCAGTACCCATGCCTACGTTTTCGTTACGGTCAACAGCAACGGGGTTAGGAACGTTAACATTGCTCATGAAGACTGAAGAAGGCAACATCATGTAAGAAACCTTAGCAGTGCTGATTTCAGTAGTTCCAGAGAGACCTGCGTGAGTTTGAGCACCAAGGCCAAGACCGAAGTTACGTGAAACGATAACGCGAACAACGCCACCCAAAAGAGTTTCGAAAGAGATGTTTCCGTCAGTTACACGCTCGTCGTCAACCAAGTTGGCAACGCGGATGTCGAGGTAAGTCTCAGGAGAAACTACGAGGTATACGAAGTCAGGAGTGTAGTCAGCGTATGCACCCATAGCGCGGATGATGTGCTCAACACGACGACCTGGGCTAGACTGAGAAAGGTCAGTCAAAGACTCAAGTGAAGAACCAGTGCCAACAGTGTCAGAAGAAGCCGCAACGTAAGCAAAAGCTTTTGCAGAGTCACCGTCAACAGCGTTACCAGCAAACATCTCGCTGTAAGTAGTACCAGCTAGGTCGTTAGCAACCTTAAGCTCAGCGTTCATAACACCAGCAAGACAAGCGCGAAGGGCTTGATCTTCGTCTTCTGCACGAGTTTCAGAGAAGTCACGAGCGATCTTAGAAAGGCCGTCTTGTCCAGAGATTACGCTCTGAACCATGTACTCGTTAGCGCCGTGAGTTCGGACAGTCTTAATGTAAGTCTGAACTTCAGTGCTGATGTTAGTAGTACGACCGTAGTCTTCAGTCTGAGTAGCAACGTTAACGACTGCGTTTGCAGAACCAGTAACGTCTGGGCTAGAAGCGCCAGTTGCGCCAACAGCGTAGTTGCCGAGAGGCTTGTAGAAACGAACTTGACCGATGAAGTCTTCGCCGTTAGGAGTGATTTGAGCGTCAGTACCTACCAACGCAGTACCAGCAATTTTCTTAGCACGAGTGTACATTTCGTCCGTGTAAGCAGAGATTGCCTTATTAAGAGTGCCAAAAGCACTTGAAGAGATAGCCATTTTAAATTCCTTAAAATAATAAAGTAAAATAGAAGTAGATTAGTTAGTTAGATTTAGATCCACTTCTCGTTAGAGCCGAGATGTCCAGCAGCGGCCGCCGCCATTATTTCATCTGTGGTCATTTCTGAGAGTGGTTTAGTTGCATCGAAGCCGCCAGTAGGGGTTTGAACGCCTTGTGCGCCAACGCCTGCTGATTGCTTAGGTCTAAACAAAAACTCTTTATCATCATCCTTACGGAATGAATCAACAAAGTCCTTAATGGAAGCGCCAGTGCGGTGTACCCACTGACCATTCTCGTCTTGAGTTAATTGCGAGACAACATCACGATATGCGAAATCAGCCGCAGTATCGTTACGGAAGTCCAAACCACGAAGTGCATCACGTACAACAGAATCACGAGTAAGCTCAGTAATTTGCTTCTCACGCTCGTTTAAACGTGCAGACAATTCAGTTAGTTTGATGTCAGCGGCTTCTTTGTGCTTGCCTTCTTCTTCGAGTTGCTTAATAGTTAACTGCTTGCGCTCTTCTTCGTAAGCTACAGCCTTTTTAACAGCTTCGTCACGAGCAGAGTAAGCAGAGTTAAGCTTCTCTTTGATTCCGGAAAGCTCTTCCATGACACGAGCTTCAACCATTTTACTGATTTCGTCTGATGTGCTCATGTCTGAACCGTTTTCATTAGCTTCATTAAGTTCAACGTTATTTTCATTTTCCATAGTATGTTTTCTCCTGGGCACAGCCCATTGAATTTGATATGTATAAGCGACACGGTCGCAGTGAGTTTATAGTTAGGGTCCAATACCGTAAAAGTCCCACCCTTCCGGGATAGGGGCATTGATCTCTTTGGCAGTTATGCCATCTTTGGGGTTTAGTAATCCTTCAGCCTTAGCTCTTGCTATAAGCTTACGGTATGACTCCTCTGAGAGTCCTCTTTTCCTCATTTCTTTGAGGGTGTTTAAGAGTGTTTCACCTTCTACTGCACGAGCATAAATTCGTCGTAATTGAAATTTAGCCCGAGTTGAGTCAGCTAGATTCGTAAAGAAGCCATCGTGGATTGTTGAAGTCTGAACACCGTTCTTCCTCCCCCAGAGATGGAACCATCTTACGATAGTGGCATCATTCATATGATTACCGTTTACTCCCAAACCACTACGAGCGCCAATAATAGATTGTCTTCCAATAAATTTAGAATCTGTTATTGAGTCCTCATAGATGTTTGATACTCGCCTTCCTGTTACAGGGTCAATAAAACTTATCCTTTCCTGAACAATAGGACGGTACCTCTGAAACAGAACCTTACCATCCATAGTAACCCAAGGTATATCTACCTGTCCGGATTCTTCGATGAAGGTTCTCGCAACGTCTTTCCAATAAGATACAAAACTCTCTGTAATAGGAGCAATATCTTTAAGGTGACCTGACATGATTTCTGCTACTTCTTTAAATTGAGCAGGGCCAACAATGCCGCCTCTAACGTTGGTCAGTTTTGAAACAAATAGTTCTGAGTCCGGGTGAACATCTTTGACTTGCGCCATTAGACGATTACCGATTGGAGAACTGTTGTTAATTGAGTTATTTACATCTTTTTTAAGTTCACGTAAGCTTGCAACCATAGATAAAGCATTGTCACGCTCTGCGCGTTTAATTGAAACATCAATGTCTCTATTCCAAGACGCTAACTCACTTTTAGTAATAACTGTATATCCTTTTTTGCTGAGAGCTTTTGATAACTTCCCTTCTAAGGAAGCCGCCTGAGTCACTTGCCCCGCACCGTAGAATGCGACCATCGATTGCCCTTTTGCGCCTTTCGCTAAGTCTCCGAATTCGAGGTCGAGTCCTAATTTTTGGAATCGAGGGTCAGATGCAGTTCTCTCTGCAACTAAGTCATATAAACGATTTTTACGGCTAGTAGCTACAACATTGCTTGCTTCTGCGAGCGCACGGTCTCGTGTTGACAAAGCAATAAGTTGTGCTCCTGATGCCGATGCATCGTTTTCATTACCTAGTTTAGTTTTGTAAGTTCGAAGTTGCTTTACATTAGTGAAGTCACCGTCTACATGCTTGTGTATACGGGCGTATTCTAATGCAAACCTAGCAAGCTTTGGTAATTCTTCAGGTTCAATTTCCTGAACCAAAGGGTGCTGTAAGAAGTCTCGTATTCTACGGGGCCTTTGTGTTTGAGAAAGCATAAGCTCACCGAGTTCTAAAAATGCCTTTTCATTAGCACGGAAAGATCTTAAGCGGCCTTCATTAGTTAAAACGCTAAATGCTTCACCAACAAGAGTACCTAATTGAATACGTAATTCTTCTAAAACTTCTTCGTTAATTTCTTTTGCTACTGCTGTATTAAGGAATGGACGAACAAATTCACCGCCTGCAGGATGCAAATAACCTTGGGTATAGACACGGCCTCTACCATCGATTTGCGCCCAATTGCGCCATGTTGATTTGTTTTGTCTGTGCCACCTAATAGATTGTAGCATTCCAGCGCCCATCTCACCACGCTGTATAATAATTTTTCTAAAGCCGTTAAGCTCATCAAATTTCTTTACGTTACCTCTAGGGTCTCTAAAGTGTGCAAGATCATCAAAAAATCCAGCAAAGTCTTGGTCGATTTCCCATTCAGCATCCATGACGTGATTTAACATATCAGCAAAATCTTTGTCAATAAGGTCTTGATCATAGTTAGCAGATGCTTTTCTAGTAATAATAGATTCAGTAGTTTTTCTTCCACGAGAATCATAAAACTTCTTTTGTCCTGCTCTTACATACAACCTGTCTCTTTCGTTTACAATACCCATTCTACGAGAATAAATAAGTTCACGATTAGCTCGTTGTAATGCTAACATCTTTGGATCTATAATTTCAACCTCTCTAGAAATAGTGTCTGCAAATGAACCCATTGCCGAACGGCCCGAATCCAAGTCAACTACACCACGCCTAGTAACGCCTCTGAGTCCAACTTTAATCTTTCCTTGTTCTTTTAATCCCTGCAAAATATTAGAGCCTACCTCATGGTAGTTTTTAATAGTAGGTGCTTTAAAGAATATCTCAAAGTCACTTTTTTCAGCTTCAAATATTTTCTTACCTATAGTAATAGATAAAGCGTCATAGTCAGTAGATTGCCCAGTAGCTACATCCGCCATAATTTCTGACATTAGCTTTACACGCTTTTGTAAATACTTAGGTGTTAATTGGTTTTGTAAAAAGTCATCTTTTTTCTTGGTGTAGTACCAATCAAGATCTAGAAATCTTCTTTTTCTTTCATTACCACTTCTAAGAAACTCAGATATGGCTCCGTCAGAAGGTTTGCCTTGGTATCGCTTTACAAAAGCCTTACCAAAAGGTAATGATTCAATTTCTTTTAAAATGCTTTTTCTAACACTAGGTATTTTAGGTATGAAAGAAGGAGGTTTAGGAAAATAGGTTTTTAGCGGAGAACGACCTTTTGAATAAAGTGTTCTTGCTAAATCTAATCCTTCACTTACCGACCAGCTGTCTACAAACCTTTGGTTAGTTAAAGCACGTTTAGTAATATCATCAAAGTAGGTCCATTCTCCCATAATTTGAATTTGAGCACGTTCACCATCTGGTCCGAAACGGAAGAATTGGGATCTTGCTCTAGATCGTCTATCTAAAATTCTAGATATGTTAACTACGGAGTTTTTAGATTCTGCTCTGAGTACCGCCGCAAAGTTTTCCCATGGTTTTTTGTCTTTAGCGTATCTTTCAAAAACAATACGTAAATTTTCTAACACAGCAGATTGCTGGTTAACAGACAAACCGTCGTTCTCTAGTGACTGAACGAAGTTTTTAATCCATTGCTTTTCGTCGGATTTAAGTAATTTAGAGTTGTCAAGGAAGTCAATTCTCTCTTGGTATACTTTGAAATCGGGGTTGTAAACTAAAGTAGATTTCATTTCACCAGTAAGGGGGTCAACACCCGTGTTTCTCTCATCAAATTGATTATTAGCTCTTCTGCGACTAGCTCTTTTTCCCGGAATACTTGTTCCTCGAAAGTCTACTACAGAGAGAATGGCATTAGAGTTAGCCGCTTCTGCACGATAAAACGTTCTAAGTTGCTCCTCAACTTTTTTGTTTCGCAAAATAGTACTAGGTCGTGCCGCGTTAACTTCTAACGCACTAACTGTTTTTGAGCTTAAAACTTTTTGCCTGACAGGAGTAGTGTTTGTATTTTTATTATCCAAACGTCTAAGGGCCGTCAAAGAGAGCGGCTTTCCACTTGCTGTAACAAAGCTCTCCAAGGGCAATTGACCATTATCAAAGAGATCTACTTTCTGCACATCTCCCTGAAAGTGTCTAACCTTGACTTGTCTAGGTTGTCTTTTCAACCATTGCCCATAGTTTTCACGAGGGGCAACAGAACCGCTTAGGGTAGCGATTTTATTTGCTGTTAGTCCTTTTAAGACTGTCTTTTTTACATCCGGAGAAGTACTTTCTAAAAGCTCACTGTGGGATTTGACGACCGGGACCAAAGTTGATCGGCAACGCCAATGTAGTGGGGGAGTGAAGCGTCCGTCATCAAGGTCATAAACCTTGCCGTCGTGGTGAGCGCAGATTGCACTTGTACGACTATCCAATACTGCAGTGAACCGAACTCCCTTAATGATAGCTCTGTTCTCTTTAAGAGCGGCTAACTGGGATGTTGTTTGGGTTCTTGTAACTGCAGTGCGTACTAAAGCACTTGCTTGTGCTTCAGTTAGGCGTGTGGTTCTAACAATATCTTTCACTATTGATTCGTTAGTTGCACCAACCGCTATACCCGCTTTTAATTTTGTTTGTATACGGGTAAGCTGACCTGCGCCTAATGCTTGAATACGTCTGCTTAGATTTCCTTCTCCTCGGATGTTAGCCCCAACAATTTCTTCTAACACAGCCGTTGCGCGTGGGCGTCTAATGTTTGCATAGACCCCAACTGACTTAGCTAGGTTGTTAGTGCTAAAATCTAATTCTGTAATACCATAATCTTTCATGTTGTTACTAAGAGAGAGGTCGAGTTCTTTAGTAAATCTACGAACCTCTCCTGTGCTTACCTCTTCAAATGCGGCCCTTTCGGAACCGCCCAGTAAGCTACGTAAACGTTTTCTGTGACGCCTGATGATTCTTTTAGTGTCTGTTTGAACATTTTCTTCAAACAAACGAGTCATCGCCGCATGGTCTATTTGACGGTCATACAAATCAGTATTAACGGTCATTATAGCCCTCCTTGTTTTATGCGAGTTCTATTTCGCCTCTATTGACTATTTTCGCACAGTCCAAGCTTGAAATAAGTAGACGTCCGTCCTTCATCACTTCTTTAACAGTGAATCCACACTTTGTGACATCTCCTTGTTTAATAGAGACTTTTTCTTCTTTAGCGTGATCAATTTCTTTCTTAGCCGCTACTGCCATAACAGTATTAGTTAAGTCAAGAGATGATTGTTTTCTAGTAGGTCTTTTAGCCATGATAATCTCCTTAAAGAGCTTTAAAAGCTTCTTTAGTAATGTTTGCTTTTCCGAAAGCATTAACGTGCTTTTCGGTAGGTACAACAATTACTCGATCTCCACGGATCTCTTCGATTTTCCATAGTCCGCTTTCAGCAACCATTCCCGCCTGGAGTTCAACCTTTTTAGGCATAGGTGTGGGTTGAGCGGCCTTTTCGACCGCTTTGCTTTTAGCAGGACGTCCTCGCTTTTTAAGCGCTACTTTGACTTCTTCAGTCATCGTCTTCATCCTCTTCTTCGTTAGTGACCACTTCAGGTTCTTGTGTTTGTTGCTTTAACAAGGAATCCATATCCATTGTAGAAGCGTCTAAACCACCCATAATAAGGTCATCTTGGTTTATTTCTTCTTGTCCTTTCATATCATCATAGTCCGAATCAATAATATCATTTGCCTTAGCGATATCAAGGAAAGTAGAGCGGGGTATAAGTCCACCAGTATACCATTCTGTTACTAGTCTGATCCAATCTGCGCCAAGAGGTGCAGGGTTGAGGTCTGGTGTAAGGTCAAATTTAATGTCAGAAACAACATAGTTAGTACCGTAATTCCAGTTGATCATCCAGCAAAGGATTTTAGTCATCTGTTGTGAAACTTTAGTTGAGATAGATGCTAGCAGTGCAGATTGTCCTGCGTTGCGGATTTCGAGTGCCACACCTGAATCACGACCTGAGCCGTTTTCAGCCGCCATCATCCTAATTCCTAGACGGGCCATCTCGTTAATGTTGTTCTGGATTACCGTCTCCATATCTCTTAGAGCACGAGAAGGGGTCTCCAGCGCTTTAACATCATCTCCCTGTTGGACTTTAATCCAAGATCCCAATCCTGCAGATACGACGTCTTCAAATTGATCGTCAGTCATATCAGAGATTACAACAGGAGTGTAGGTCGCCGCACCAAGCAATAGGTGGTTACGACGTGAGACTTTGTTATATAAGCTAACTTCACGGTCAATTAAAGGCATGAGAACAGGCTCTTCACCTTCAATGTTTCCGTTAAGGGGAATAGCAGGAATGTAATCAAACATTTCATTATTTCCCATGATTTGATCGTATGTAGCTACTTTATTCCAGTGACTATTGTTATTTCCTGAATTAGCATTGTGCATTCCACCGGAGACTTCATAGTCTTGTTGTGCAATACCATTAATGAAATTAACGTTAGCAGAGTTTTCTTGACGAAGCTCGTACTTGTCTACTACGTAAATTCCTTCTTCGTTAATGCGGTGAACATAAGCACACTCTACATAATCAGGGTGTAAAGGGTTATCACGATATTGTTGTTCAAAGGAACGCACGACAAGTGCCAGCAAACAATGCTTTCCAGTACGTGGATGAGACCCAGTACGCCAGTTAATAACAGACTCCGCATTAAGAAGTGTAGGATACGGTTTAATTGCATCTCGCTCTTCCTTAGAGAGAATATCATAATTAGGTACTGAAGGGTAATCTACTAAAACCCAAGCGCGAGAAGTCTGAAGCTCTTCAAACAGCGCAGTGTCAAGAAAAGACAACAAGGAGTTGTTAGTTGATGTAAACTCGTGACGAATCCAATCAGAGCAACCTTTAGGACAATCTTCGGGAAGAGTAATCTCAGGTTGCTTACGGAGCATTCCTCCGATAAGTACTTTAATGTATTGCGCTGTAAGGCCGGGGAGTTCTGCTTCGGCTTTGTAAAAGTTGTATTGTTCTTGAGTCATAGAAGGGGAAAAGGGCAACAAAATGTTGCTAAACCCGTATTGATCTAAAGTAGTGTCAAGTTCCTTAACTTGAGACTGGCCGTTAAGAATACCACGAGATGTTCTCCACAGCGGCTTCAATGACTCATACTTAGGATGAGGATCGCCGACTGACTTAGAGCGGTTTGCAGACGTAGCTGAATTAGCCATTTATGTCTCCTTAGAAATTATGTGATTGCTTAGAACGCACCTTTTGACCACTTGTGACAGGAAACAAAAATTCAGTAGCATATCTTACGCCATCTGAATGGTGTTCGTCACCTGCTGATTTATCAATCATAGCAGAGTCAGGATTATTTTCTCTCCAAGAGGTTCGTTCCATCGATTTAATAGTGTGTTTACAACGAGGGTGAAACAGCATGTTA